TGGTTAAATTGATATAATATATACAATAGGTGTAGTATATTATTATTGTCATAATATAGGTGGCGTATTTGTATGTGTTTAAGGACACAGAACTAGTACAAGCACCAAGAGTTAAGGCTCAAATGCTAAACAGTATTTGGGCTTTTAAATTATATGACTAACATATTTCGAAGAGTGTATAATGCTGCCTTGAATCGTGAAAAAGCGACAGGTAGTAATACAGATAAAAAACCGTATATTCCAGCTACTCATGAAGCACAGTCAATTGCTCATGGTTCGAGTACAGCGAAAAACAAAGCATTAATCAAAGAAATGAAAGGGTGGGTTGGTGCTTGTGTTAATGTTATCTCTGATGAGATTGGTAATCTTGACCTTAGGTTATATGAGAAGAATGGAGAAAATATTGAGGAAGTTACTGAACATCCTGTTCTTGACTTGCTTTATAGAGTTAATGAGTGGACAACTAAGTTTGACCATTTCTGGCTAACACAGGCTTATCTTGAATTAGCTGGTGAAGCACCTTGGTTTATTGAAAGAGAGAATGGAGTACCAACAAATATTTATTTCCTAAGTCCTGATAAGATTACTCCAATAGTAGGAAAAGACCGTTTAGTTGATGGTTATAAATACAGAATTAGTAGTATAAAGGAAGTTATTTTAGATGTAGAAGATGTTATTTTCTTAAAATATCCTAATCCAGCTAATCAATTTAGAGGATTGGGAACATTAGAACAAGCTGCTAGTATTGTTGATTTAGACAATTTCTCGGAGTTATGGAATAGAAAGTTCTATGAAAATTCGGCAAGACCTGACTCAGTTCTTACTGTTAAGGTTGACCAAATGACTCAACAGCAGAAAGAAGAGCTGAAAACAAGTATTAGAAAAGCATATCAAGGGATAGATAAGTCCCACGGGACTATGGTTCTATTTGGTGATATGGAATTGGATACTTTTGGTTTTAGTCAAAAGGACATGGACTTTACCGAGCAACAGAAGTTTGGTAGAGATAAAATTTTAGGTATATTTAGAGTTCCAAAAGCTATTATTGCTCAGACAGAAGGTACTAATTTTGCTTCTTCAAGAGTAGCTACACAAGTATTTTCAAGATATACAATTACTCCTAAGATGGAGCGTTTGGTTCAACAGTTAAATGAATTCTTATTACCTTTATTTAAAGGTACAGAAAAACTATTCTTGGACTATGAGAATCCTGTTCCAGAAGATGAGGAATCAAAAGCAAAAGTATATAAAGATGCCCTAGAAGCTGGGTACATGACTATTAATGAAGTAAGAACACTTGAAGGTATGCCAGAAATTGAGGGTGGTGATACATTATATTTAAGTAATACTCTAGTTCCAATTGAACAAGTTGGTAAAACAGGAGAGCCATTAGTTGAGGCACAGATGAAAAGAGCAAAGGTTAAAGATGGTGAACAAAAGAAAATTACTCACAATAAATTTAGACATAGATTAAGAGAGAATAGAGCTAGAAATAAAGAAGAGATTGATAATGAAAAAATTAAGAAAGAGGTAAATGAAGTTGTTAAAGAAGTTATAAGAAAATCATATAGAGATATAGCACTTAAAAAGAAGGAGAAGAAGACTCCAAGACAAGTATTTACAGAAGATGAGAAGTTGGTATTTTGGAAAGTAAAGAATGATATCTACAAGTCATATTTAGAAGAAGTTGAAACTGCTTTCGGAGAAATTTTTGTTAAACAAGCAAAGATAGTTTTAACTAGTTTTCAGAAATATACTAAAGGAGTTAAATTAGATGTTAATCAGATTTATGAAGATATTAAGTTAAATGAGAAACAAGAAATAGCAAGAACAGTGGCCGTTACACTTCCAATATTTACAGCACTATATGAAGATTCGGGGAATGAAACATTTAGTCTCCTAGAATCAGAAATGGTTATGGATATGGACCGTGATGAGGTTAAGAAATTACTTAATACAAAGACTCGTCAAATGGCTAAATCAGCAACAGTTACTACTAATGAAGCTATAAAGCGTACTCTTATTGATGGTTTATCAAAGGGTGAGAATGTAAATGAATTAGCTAAAAGACTTAAAGGAGTATTTAAAGAAGCAGTTGATTCAAGAGCAGTAATGATAGCTAGAACAGAAACAGCGAGATATAATGTTCGTGCTTCTGAACAAGCATTTATTGACTCAGGATTAGTAGAGGGTAAAGAGTGGCAATGTGACCCAGACCCTTGTGCTCAATGTGCTACATTATGTGGTGCAACAATTGGGCTAGGTAAAACTTATCTTGAACAAGGAGGCAAAATCAATGAGGTAACATTTGACTACGAAGATATATTAGGTCCACCATTACATCCAAATTGTCAATGTGATTTGATACCAATATTTAAACCAATAAAGACAATTAAAACAAAACAAGAATCGGTGCAAAAGGAAGAGAAGTCAAAATAAAATAAGGTTAATTATTTTGGCGATAATTAAAACAGAAAAATTATGGACAAATATGAATTAAAAGCGATAACAGAGATAGATACTGAAGGTAAAATAACCGTTATTGCCAGTGATGAGAGTATTGACCGTGCAGGTGACTCTCTTAAAGTAGTGGATTGGAATTTCAAAAATTTCAAAAAGAATCCTGTATTACAAGCTGGACACGATTATCGTCCTCAGTTTACTATTGGTATTGCTAAGAATATAAGAATTGAAGATGAGAAAGTATTATTTGAAGCTGAATTTCATGACATTACAGAATTAGCTCGTGAGACTCACAAAATGTATCAAACAGGATTTTTGAAAGCGTGGAGCGTTGGGTATATACCTGCAAATGAAGAAGGTGGCAAAAATGAATTGCTAGAAGTTTCAGCAGTTGCCGTTCCAGCTAATGCTAATGCTTTAGTTATTGCCAAAGGAATGAACCTAGATGAAGAAAAAGAAATTGGAGAAAAACTTGATGAGTTTAAGAAAAAGACTTTAGAAGATGAAGCTCTTGAGGATGTTATAGAAGTTCCTAAAGAAGCTCTTGAAGAGGGTGAAAAGCTTACCGAAGAAGAGAAAACAGAGATTGAAGAAAATGCAGAAGAATTTGAGCAGATAATATCAATTACAACTCCCCCACCTGATGAGTTTGAAGAAGAGGCTGAAGAGGAAGAGCCAAAAGAAACTCCAGAAGAAGAGCCGAAAGAAGAAACTGAAGTAGAAACCAAAAATATTAGTGAGAGATGGAATAAGCAATTACCTGAAATATTTAACAAAGCATATGATATTAATGAGTTGCCTAGTACAGCATCTTCATATGATTACAAAGTGTACTCAGACTATCTTGGATGTAAGGTAAAGAATATCTATATAAATAGTTATTTGATTCCTTCTCCAATGTTAGGTACTTATTTAGTTGCACTTAGAGAGAAATTAGCTAAATACAAATTAAATGATGAGCGTAACTTATCATGGAATGGTGGAGAAACTCCATTAATGTATGAGCTTATTAAGCTTACTGCTGATAAGTCAGATGATTTCTTGATTGAGGGTACTCAGTTTTACGAGAAAGAATTGGATGGAGATAGATTCATTATTAAATATATTCCGACTTGGTATGGAATTGTAGTAGATATAATTTCTAAAACAAGTGATAGAAAATGGAATAAGGAGTTCTTACTTGGTATACATAAGTATGCTGATGAGAATAATCTACTAAAGGGACAAATCTTTTCTCTAAGTGGAGAATTTCTAGATGAGACATCTGATAGCTGGAGTGATTTAGTACTTCCGAAAGAAGTACTAGAGCCAGTACAAAAAGCATTAAGTAAACTTAAAAAAGATGGAGAGAATGCTAAAAGTAGAGGATTGATGTTCGTAGGAAAACCTGGTACTGGTAAAACAAAGACTGGTAAAGCAATGATGGGAGATGAGAAAGATACTTCATTTATATGGGTATCTGCAAAAGACTTCCACAGAATTGGTCCTTATACTGGTATTAAACTTGCTTTTGATTTAGCAAGAAAAACAGCACCAACTATCTTATTCTTTGAGGATATAGATAATTGGATTAAAGATTATGGAGTTGATTTACTCAAAACTGAGATGGATGGGATTAAAGAGAATAAGGGAATGGTTATCATTCTTACATCTAATACCCCAGAACAATTCCCAGATGCGTTAATTGATAGACCAGGAAGATTCCATGATGTATTAGACTTTCCGTTACCAGACAAGGGACTAAGAAAGACCATGCTATTAAAATGGACTGACTTAGATGAGAAGAATGAAATTGTCAATACAATAGTTGATAAGACAGAAGGTTATTCAGGTGCTCACATGAAGGAGCTTGTGGATTATGCAGAAATGATTATGGAAGACGATGAATTAAAAATTGGAGAAGCTCTATTAAAGAGCTTAGAAAAAATAATCAAGCAGAGAGAATTGATAAATGAATTGAAGAAGAAGGAAGTTATAGAAAAGAGTCCTGCTTGCAGAAAAGAAGGCGAATCACAAAAAGATTGTAGAGCAAGAAAAATTCCTGAAATTATAGCAGAGAATCCTGATATGGACCAGGAACAAGCAGTTGCTATTGCATTCAGTATGTGTAGAAAGCCTTGTAAGAAGGGTGTATGTGATACAGAGATTACACCAGAAATATTAGTAGAAGCCAAGCAACTCATAGATTTATGGGAAGTTATGGGCGAAATTAAAGAGGGACGCGTCATTTCAGGAAAGAATGCGAAGATAATTGGAGACGCAATTGGTAAAACAAAAGATGCTACTGTAGCCATGGAGAAACTTCTAAGCTTAACTAATAAGCCAGAAGATACTCCAAAAGGCGAAGGGAACAGAGGCATTCAAAATAACTCTGGTCGTCAACCCAAGGTGGTACAATTCCGAAAGGGACCTAGTGCTGATGAAATAGCGGTACGAGCCTTGCAAGATATTGCGAAAAAGACCAATATCGCGTTAAGCAAAACTAAAAATAAGAAATAAAACAAAAAATGAGTAAAAAAATCGTAAAGATTGATGGTAAAACCTACGTAGTAGACTCCGAAACCAAAGAGGTTGAAGAAGTCGAAGAGGAAACTCCTGTTGTTGAAGAAACTCCTGTAGAGGAAACTCCAGCAGAAGCTCCTATAGAGGAAACACCTGTCGAAGAAGCTCCAGTTGAAGAAGCTCCTATTAGTGAGGAGACAATTGAAAAAGCTGCTCAAGAGGTAGCTGTTAAATTGGGATTGGATGACATTAAAAAGTCAATTACAAAACTTGAGAAGAATGAAAATCTTAGACCTTCGGTTCTTTTGAACTTGCAAACTCTATTGCAAAAAGACCTTAGTGAGATGACATCTGATGAGAAAATCGTTGGATTCTTCCAAGCTATGTTGGCTAATGATGTTGTTGCCTTAAAGGCACTTTCTGAAGGTACAGCTGCTGATGGTGGTATTCTTGTACCTGATGAGTTCCGTGCGGAAATTATCCGTGACCTTGCTGAGGGGAACTACATGAGAGGGGAAGTTAGAGTAATCCCTATGAAGAGAGACACAATGACGATTCCTACTTTGGAATCTAAGCCATTGGTTTCTTGGACGGATGAAAATGCTACCAAGTCTACAACTACAGCTCACTTTGGTTCAGCAACATTGACGGTCTACAAGTTAGCCGCAATTTTGTATGCTTCTGACGAACTAATCGAGGATGCAACAGATTTCGATGTCGTAAGACTAATCGTTAGTCTGTTCTCTGAAGCTATTGGTGAAGAAGAAGACAGAGTGATTTGGAGAGGTAATGGTACAACCCAGCCTACTGGTATTGTTGTTGCACGTGTTGCAGGAGCAATCGCTGCTATCGCAGCAGGTGGAGCACTATCATATGATGACGTTATTAACTTGACATACAGCCTGCCTGGTAAATACCACAGGAATGCCAAGTACTACTGTCACAGAAACTTAATTCGTGAATTAAGAAAACTAAAGGACAGTAATAACCAATATCTATGGCAGCCATCACAGCAAGCGGGTGAACCACCAACATTGGGCGGATATCCAGTTGTCGAAGCTAGTCAACTTCCTGAAAAGGAAATGTACTTCGGTGACTTGAAGCAAACCTACTGGTTGGGAGACAAGGGACAGATGACTGTGAAAATTTCGCAGGATACAACCCAAGCCTTCACAAGAGACCAGACTGCTATTCGTGTAGTACACAGAGTAGCTGGAAATGTTGTTCTAGGAGAAGCTTGTAAGGCGTTGACTGGACTATAATCTAGTTTTTGACCGTATTCGTGGGGATAGCATAACCTTTCAGTTATCCTCCACGGGTGCGTATAAGTGTAAATTTAAGTGTATAATATGAGACAAGTTAAATTATTAAAAGAATATGATGGTCACGGAGCTGGAGAAGTTATCTCAGTCAGCAATAATATTGCGTTTGGATTAATTGATACTGGAATAGCTACAGATGCAGACCGTGATTTTTTAGTGGAATCGGAATTCGGAGAAACTAAAGCTATTGATTTGAGAAAGTTAACAAGGGGTCAGAGAAGAGCCTTAAAGAGAAAAAGAGGATAATGAAGATAGCTATTGTAACATCGTTCAGAAGTATGCCAGAATCATACTCTCTAGTTAATGATGTAAGGGATAGAATTCGAACACTTGTAAGATATGGTCACGAAGTTGTGTTTTTCGCCCAAGAAGGGTGTAAAGGTGATGGTATAGTTTGCCCAATGAGGGCAGTTTTGCCTCGCGTTAAATTACGTAAAGATGAAGTAAACGAGGAAGGCGTAAAGCTTATCTCTGAGATTCTTATCAAAGAACTCAAAGATTTTAACCTCGTATTCACCGATGACTTATTATTTATTCGTCAGTACGTAACTTATCGGGAGGCTATTTTTATTGTAGGAAAAGCATTGCCAGATATAAAATGGGCACACTGGATTCATTCAAGAGTAGGTGAAATGCTGAATTTGAAAATGCCGAATGCTAAATATATTTTTATGAACCATATTGGCGTGGAAGAAGTAGCCAAGCATTGTGGGGTAGAAGAAGATGATGTTCATGTAATTTTTAATGATAAAGACCCAAGAATATTTTTTGAGTTTAGTGATATAACAAAACAGTTAATTGATAAATATGATTTACTTAACTATGAGATAATGCAAGTCTACCCTATTTGTACTACAAGAATGGGTGCAAAAGGTGTAGAAAAAGTTATTAATGTATTTAGTGAATTAAAGAAAAAGGGCAGAAAAGTTAAATTAGTATTTGCTAATTCAAATGGAAGAAAAGATATCCATATAGAGGCAGTTAAGAAAGAGCTTGAATATGCCAAAAACCTTGGGCTAGAACCTGATGAAGACGTGATATTCACATCAAGACTAGATGTTGAAACGCAGAGTGGAGTGCCAAGACAAGTCATTCAAGAATTAATGCGATTGGCTAACTTATTTGTATTCCCTTCACAATCAGAAGTATGTTCAAATGTCCTACTGGAAGCATCTATGAGCAAAACTTTAATGGTATTGAATGAGGATTTCCCGCCAATGTTTGATTTTAGTACAGAGAATTCAGTACTGAAGTTTCCATTTGGTTCTATGTTAAGACACAGATTTATGGGGAATACTGATACATTAAAGCCACTGGTTGATGAGATATTGGAGAATTTAGATAATAGCAAAAGCAATCAGCAATTCTTATATATTAAAGATGCTTGTAACGTAGATTCCTTATATAAGAATATGTATAAGCCATTACTAGAATGGGCGAACAAATAATTGAAACAAAGAAATACACAACTTCTGTATTTAGAATTTGTAGAAAGAAAGATATTGAGAAGATAGGATTTGGAGAATCACAATATTATGAAACAGATGGTTTTTGTAAAAATCTTCAGAAGCATGGATTAAAAGGAGCTAGACTTCGTAAGATAGAGATGTGTGCTTCACAATTTACAGATAAGAATAAAGGATATCCAAAAGGATTTAAGTCTAGAACATATAATGAAAAAAGAGATTTCGCAAGTTGATATTATATTGTTAACTTATCAGAGGTTAAAGTTTCTGAAAGAAACAATAGATGAGATAGAAAAAAGAACGCAATATCCTTATAGATTAATTGTTGTTGATAATGGTTCAACTGATGGAACGAGAGAATGGCTTAAAGAATTAGAGTGGGATGGTCGCATATGGAAGTATGTATTTATGAAAGAGAATTGTTTTATGGCAGAGTCTTATGCTAGGGGGTTTGAAGAAGTAGAGTCGGAATATTTTATAGTAACACAAGATGATATAGTGCCACCAAAAGTAAAACCATGCTGGTTGACTAGAATGGTTAAGGCAATTGAGAATAATAAAGAATATACATCAATTTCTATGTATTGTGGTAACGGAAGTTTTAATAAATATATGAAGAGGAAATATGGAAAAAGTAGAGATAATTGAGAAAAGGGCTGCTCCAAATATGCGTATCCAAAAGAGAGAGGATTATGCCAAGATATGTATTGAAGATAGATATTTAAGAAGAATGAAAGAATCATCTAACTTTAGAAAGTTTATGATGAGTATTCTTAAAAAGAAGGTTGGAGTAGTAGATGAGATGTTTATAAGACACTTAGAAGCTCCGAATCGAGGTTATCCAGAAGGCTTTAGTGATTATAATACCTATGATTGGAAACGAAACCCTTGTAATTTATGAAAGAAAATATTGAACCAATTGATATAGTACTTGTTACGTTTAACCGTCTGAATTTTTTGAAACATACGGTTGAAAAGATTTATGAGAGAACAAGATATCCACATAGATTGTGGGTTATTGATAATTGTTCTGAAGATGGAACACAAGATTGGCTAAAATCAGCAAAGCTACATGGCTTTGTACATGATTATATTTTATTAGAAGAGAACAAAGGGTTAGCTACTGGATTAAGCGAAGGGTTTAAGAAAGTAAAAAGTGAATTTTTTATAACAACACAAGACGATGTAGTTCCACCAGATTTAACTCCTTGTTGGCTAGAAAGAATGTTAGGTATCGCTAAAGACAATCCTGATTATGGTGGGATTGCTATGCGAATACAAAGGATAAGGCATAGAGAGGTGGACGAAAACAAGGAATCGATTGAATCCCCAACATCACTAGCATCTGTGTTCAGGATTCAAAAAAAAAATGACATTGAAGAAGTAGAAGGCTTTGGTAGCAGACCTCATTGGGAATCAACAGATTTTGTTAATAGAACAAAGCAATTGAAAAAGAAATATGGTGTTACAACACATTTGTATGCAGACCATATTGGCTTTATGGCTGACAATAAAGGATTCGAGAAAGGATTTACAAATTACAGAACATATGCAAAAGAAAGAGTAACGCAAGGAAAAGAACAACCATATCCAGATATAGAACCAAAAAGCAATATTCCAATAAAGATTAATACAAAGAGAGATAGAGGTGAGCAAGAGAAAAGGGAAGAGAGATGGGAAGAATATGGTGTTGATAGAATTAGTAAAGTAAGTCGTAGATTAGACCAAGTATTATTAAAGGAATATGCAGCAGAGGGTAAAGGATTAGACATAGGTTGCGGAAGGATTAAGTGCCATGAGAATGCAATAGGTATGGACGTATTCCCATTTAGCTCTGTTGATATTTTAGCTGAGGGAAATGATTTATGGATGTTTAAGGATAACGAATTAGATTTTATAGTAGCCAGTCATTCCTTAGAACATTTTGCTGATACAAAAAAGGTATTAAAGGAATGGGTAAGAGTTTTGAAATCAGGTGGTATCTTAGGAGTTGCAGTACCAGATGGAGGCTTCAGGCCAGGTACTATTGTAGATAAAGGGCATAAAGTTGCTCTCACAGTTGATATATTAAAGCATATCTTTAAGAGAGTATTGAGAATGAAATTGCTAAGGTTAGAACTTATCAACGAAGGCAATACACGAAACCAAAATATTTTAATAGTAGCAAAGAAAAGATGAACGATGTAATTGAAAAGGTGAATGAAATTAAGGGTAGAAAATATACTGGTAGCAATACTAGAGATGCGAAACTTTATCACGAGTTACCCTTTGAAGAGTTTAAGCACTTTAACAGACATCGTGGTGGTACACAAGAGCGAATTGATAATATTATTCGACTTGTAAATGTTAAAGACAAGACAATCCTAGATTTGGGTTGTAGTGTTGGCGGTCTATCGTTTGGAATGGCTCAAAAAGGAGCTAAATATGTTACTGGTATAGACTACGATACAGAGAGTATCGGAGTAGCCAATGCAGTAAAAGAGCATTATAAGATTGAGAATATTGATTTCTTGAATGATGAGTTAACAATAGAAAGGATTAGAGAGCTTCCAAAAGTTGATATAGTAATTTGGATGTCTCAGTGGATGTGGATTGTTAAACAGAAGGGTATGGATTATGCAAAAGATTTATTATTTGAAGTATCTGCAAAGGCAGACATAATGGTATTCGAATCAGCAGCTAATGATGGCATGGCTAGAATTAAAGGAGCAACACAAGATGATATAGAGAAGTGGTTATTCGAAAATACTTGCTACGAAAAAATTACTAGATATGGTTCAACGGGTGGTTGGATGAATAGAAGTATCTTTTTATGTACCCATCCCCTATTGAGGATAGAAAGCACTAGACGTGCAGCTTCCTCAATTATTACAAGATTGGGTAGAGATAGAGTAAAGAAAGCATATAGAACATACCCAAAGGATTGTAGATGGATGTGTAAAAGAGAAGCTAAGGCATTAAGAATGCTTGAGAAATACGACCACTATCCAAAGCTGATTGAAGAAGGAGAAGATTATATTATTATGAATTTTGTTGGTAGGAGAAATCAAGTTAAGTTTACGCAAATGAAATTCCAAGCTGATGATATATTAAAAGAGTTAAAAAGAGTTGGGCTTACACATAGAGATTTAGTTCGGAAGAACTATCTAGCAATGAATAATAATTTGTATTTGATTGACTTCGGCTGGTGTGTTTTTGCTGATGAAGATATTGCAAAAGCAAGAGGACATAGGAATTTACCAAAAGGTACGGACGAGGAACAAATTAAAGCATCATTTGGATAATGAGATTTGATACACATTTTGCATACGGAGATATATTGTATATGACGGCTAGAGCATTTAGGCGTGATACTCCAATTACAATAGTTGAGATAGGTATAGGTAATAAAGCAGATAGCACAAAGTTTATGTTGCATGGACTTATGGTTAGGAGAACAGTAGGCAGTAAGTTATATTCAATAGATATAAACGATGTACTTATTGAAAAGTTTAGAAGGCAAAACAAAGCTCTACTAAGTATGGTTGAACCTCACTCTTGGGAAGGTATTGTAGGAGATTCAGGAAAAATAAAATGGGATAAGCCAATAGATGTATTGTATATTGATGGAGACCATACCTATGAAGGTGTCAAGGCTGACTTTGAAAATCTTGTTCCTCATGTCAAAGAAGGAGGATTAATATTCATGCACGATACGAATGCACAAAGATGTGGCTATGGAGTAGATAAATTTTTTAAGGAGATAGATATGCCTAAAATTAATATGAAGTGGGATAGATGTGGATTTGGTATCATAACCAAGCCATAAATACCTCTTAAATGCTCAAAACGCCCTGTATTCGTGTTTTTATCAGAATAATCAATATATATACATTATGAAGATAACAGTTGTTACAGCCGCATTTAACGTGAAACATATGGACAGATTAATAGAGTCTGTCAATAAACAAAAGCTACAACCTACTGAGTGGATTATAGTTAATGATGGTCAAGAAGATATCAAAGAATGGTATCACATAAATAAGAGAGCTAATTTATTGCCAGAAGGAACTTGGATGATAGATGTAGCAAAAAGAAGAGGACGCTTTGGATTATATGCTAGAAATATTGGAGCGATGGCCGCTACAAATAAACATATTATATTTTTAGATGATGACAATGAATGGGAGGAAGACCACTTATCTTCATTAGTAGAATTAGAACAAAAGACAGGTAAAGTGCCTTATTGCTGGATGCACATTAAGGGTAAGAAGGACGGTTCAGAAGTTGACAGAATTAAGAAAACAGGATTTGCAAGACAAGGAATAGACCTTGGTTGTATCTTGTTCAGAAGAGAGTTATTCGAACAG